CCGGCATGACTACCCGGCCATCTTTGGTAGATTGAGTCGGCTGGGAGACAAGCATACCTCGCGGGCCAAGAAGCTGTCGGTGTACCGCGAGTTGTGTCGCACTGACTTGTTTTTCCTGGCGTATTTTGGGCTTGGCCTGCACTTCATCCACAGCAACTACAATGTCGCTAAGTGGTATGTCGACAGGTGTAATCAGATCGATGATGACCCGGACACCAACACGCTTGACTTGTGGTTCCGTGAGGGTGGTAAGAGTGTATTGAACACTCTGGCGAGGGGGCTCAGGGAGATATTGAAGGCTCCTGAGGCCTCGCTGGGCATTCTGTGCTACAATCGTGACTTGGCGAAGGACTTCCTTAAGAGCTACATGTCGCTCATGGAAGACCCGGACACCTTGGTGCTCAGGTGGTTCCCTGAGATATTCTGGAAGAATCCCAAGAAAGAGGCCCCTAGCTGGTCGCTCGAGAACGGGTTGACGCTCAAGACTCATACCGGTCAGAAGGAGGCCAGTATCGAGGGGTGGGGTCTGGTGTCTGGGCAGCCAACGGGCCGGCACTTCAACATCCTTGTCTTCGATGATCTGATCACCAATGACATGAAGGACTCGCCCACGCAGTTGGCCAAGGCGGCGGATAACTTCAGGATGTCCGGTAACCTGGGTAGTTCTATTGCGGGCCCGGTGAAGCAGTGGGTATCAGGTACGCGCTACGACTACTCGGATCTGTACGGAGAGATCATTGAGGGCCAGGAGAAGGGCACGGAGTACACGGACTGGCTGGTGAGGGTGTGGCCTGGTGAGCAGGAGGTGGGCGGCGAAACGATCTATCATTGCTTCGACGAGGCGTACTTCGCCAAGAAGCGTGATGATATGGGCTCAAGTGTGTATGCCTCGCAGGTGCTGCAGAATCCCATTGATCCCAAGGCTCAGTTCTTTAAGCGGTCATATGCTAGCTACTGGACAGTTCCTGATCATCATACAGCCTACTGCGTTACTTTCGTAGATCCGGCGGGATGGGAGGAGCACAGCAAGGGCGACAACACGGCCTTGATCACGGTTGAGCGTGACGAGGAAGGGTTCTACTACGTTAGGACGGCTGAGGCAGACCGTATGCGCCCCTCAGTGACCCTGGACCGCGTGTATGAGGAGGAGGCTAAGTTCTCCCCCAATCGTCGTGGGGTGGAGGGCGAGAAGTATGGTAAGTCCCTGCTAGACCGGCACGAGACCGAGATGGCTGACCGAGGTGCGCTTCGTATCGAGGAGATCAAGCATCGCAACAGCAGCAAGGACTCTAGGATCCAGACCCTGCAGCCGCTATGGGAGCAGCGCAGGATCAAGATGCACCCTTCGATGGAACAGCTTAGGCAGGAGTTTTTCAGGTATCCTGGGTGGCGGCGCAAGGACTTAATCGATGCCTTGGCTTATGCGATCAGCATGTTCCCACCGCTAAGACCCAAGAACAAGAAGCGCAAGCGCCGGCCAGTCAAGCTGAGCCGTAGCCGCTTTGGACCGAGGTAGACATGGGACAGCGTATATGGGGCGTGATGGAGTTGCACGCGGACAGGCGGCGGGAGCGGCTTGTCAAGACTTATCCCAACCAGTTCTCTGCAGAGGCTGCTCGAACAGGGTTCACGATGCGAACACTTGGGCATCCTGTTATCTACTACGTGATGAGGTTTAGCTCTGATCTACTGGAGTCCAATCCTCTCGGACAGACAGGTGAATTGCCCGATCTTCAGGGTCAATCAGGCGAAAATCCCTAAGCAGTGCCTTACGAGTCCGAGCTATCTCCCGTTCCAACTCTCTCCCCAGCGGCAAGTGATTGCATGAGGTCTGGGTTCTGGACGATGAGGGTGTGGAGCCACGGGGTAAGCTGCCGGACAAATGCTTCCTCCTCTTCGGTGTCATCGAATCGATACCCTGAAATACTGAGCAGGGCGTGTAGCAGTTCATGGATGAGGGTGTCGTTCTCGTAGGCTTGGGATCGATCACCACGGACTAGGATCATGTCCTGCTCCTCGAGCCACTCGCCGGGATCTTCTCCCGTCCATGGGTCAAGGAACCGGACGATGATGTCCCTGGCCCCTAGTGTGATCTCCTGGTACTCACCCTCGATAGATTTTGCCATTAGTCGGTCCTATAAATTTGTAGTCTTGGAGGCGTACATAGTGCTCTTGGAAGGCCCCGTCTGGGTAGAAGTCATAAACTCCGAATCCCAACTCCCATCTCGTAGGGCCACCATTGAGGTAGTGTTGGTCGAGGTCACACAGACAGCCGATGGATGCCGCACGGGGGCCATTGTTGTGGCCGATACGTTTGTCAGTAGCTTGCTGTCTGTCGTGGGCGTGGGCGTAGACGATGTGAGCGCCTACAAGCCGGGCTGTGGTCAGGGAGTGATTTACGGCGGTACTGTACCCATGAGCAAAGTACAGTTGCCCTACCTGATGGATCTCACCTTTCGCCCACTGAGCAACCCATTTGATGCCCCGGCTATCCAGGTTCAGCCTATCTCGAATGTCCAGGCTGCCAGTTAACACGGGGTACTTCTTATACAGGCGCTCGATCCTATACTCATGGTTCCCTTGGATATAGACCTGTTTGCACTTGGGGTTTTGTCGAGTGGCCAAGTCTTGAACCTTGTCCCAATAGGCATTACCGGCATCAAAGGTCTCTTGGATTCTGGCGTTTTCGACTTCTCCAGGTTTCCCGGCAGCCCAATCGCTAATCTCTCCAAGGTCCAGAAGGTCGCCCAGGTCAATGACTTCATCCCACCATTCCTCGCCCATGTACTTGAACACAGCCTTGAGCGCCCGCTTATCTTGGTAGGGTATGTGCTTGTCGGGAAGGGCGAGAACCCGCTTAAAGCCCCTATGTGGTTTGTTCATGTCTTTATTATACCACATGTTGTGGCCCTTGGAGAAAAAAAGTTAAAAAAGTGTAACTTTTTTCGCTAAAATGAGGCAAACCGCAAAAACATGTGCTATACTTAGATAGTGGCAAGACTTATACGACATACCGAAACTGCGGGGACACCTGGCCGGGCACGCTTCTGCGAGAATCTAAATGATTGAAAACAGAGAAGATAGGCCCGATGGACTCCCGGTAGATTTTCATGCGGCAGCACTGACTGCTGATGAGCGCGAGGCGGTTAACCAGTATATCATTGCCATGACAGAGGAGGGGGGCCTCCCTAAGCAGATCGCGGAAGCGCTCGAGATCCCACTTAGGCGGCTCACTCTCTACATCAAGGACGACTCGGGCCTGGCCGCAGAGCTCCAGTCTATTCGTGAGGCCGGCACGGACAACGTGGTGGCCACCGCTCATAAGCGGCTTGAGCATTGGCTCAACGAGGGCGCTGAGCGGACACAGACAACGCTGCTTCAGTTCGTTCTGAAGAACAAGGGTGGATTTGCGGATAAGGCTGAGATCAAGGTTCAGGAAGAGAACGTGGATCCGGTTGACCTTGGCGACTTCGCCAGTCGGCTGGCGAGCTCACACCGGACGCGCAAAGACCCTGGCCAGCTAGACGATGTGGCCGAGGGTTTCGTTGAGGGCAAAGCGGTGGATGTGTTTGAGATCATCGAAGGATCGGGTAACTAATGGGTATTGAGCTACAGGTCAAGAGGGGTAAGGGTAAGCACCAGGAGGCGCTTGCCGTCTATCTCCACGGCAAGTATAAGGCCTGGAAGCTAGAGCGGTCCACCTTGGAGACTACTTGGCACCGGCTTGATAAGCAATTCGTCTGCCAACTCCCTGATGACACTGAGCTTAGTGAGTTCAAGAGCCAGCGGCCCTTCCCTATGGCCTGGGAGGCGGTGTGGAATGTAACGTCCAATGTCAAGAAGGCCATGTTCCCCAACGATTACTGGTTTGGTGCCGATGGGATGACCCCCGAGGCTCGGGATACCGAAGAAGTTCGGGAATCCCTGATGCGGGATCGGCTCAAGGCGATGAAGTTTGTTCCTCGTTATGAGGAGCATCTCGTCCAGTTGATGAAGCTGGGCAACTCATGCCAGGTTCGTGGGTGGCAGCTACAGCCCAGCCGGCGCAAGGACGGTAAGGACGTTTACGAGTATACTGCCCGTGGGGAGAGCGGACCTGAGAAGGCCATCTACTCCAAGCCTCTTAGGCGGTATGACGGGCCGCACTTCGAGCACATCAGTATCTATGACGCGGTGATTGACACCCGTTCGCGGGACCATGACACGGCCCTGAAGATGTACCGTATCAAGGTGCCACGACAGACCATCATTGATGGCTCCCAGGGCGACAACCCGCGCTACCATAACACCAAAGACTTGCTCGATATGAAGGGTGGGGGCGAGGAGTTCTCCAGCGATACTCAGCGGAAGTCTCGTGAAAGTGAGCGTGGCGTTAGCGAGGGTTCCGCAGGAGAAGACGACACAGACATTGACCTCCTCGTGGGCCATGGTGACTTTACCGTAAATGGTGTGTTTTATCGTAATCACATCTTTGAAATCGGTAATGACAAGCACCTGATCCGTCTTGAGCCGAACGCTTACGATTGTGGTGAGCCGCCTATTCGGTTCAGTCGGCTGTTCGTTAACCCGGGTGAGACCTATGGCTTTGGACTTCTTGAGGTCAACGAGGGCATCGGTGACTTGATTGAGGTTCGCGAGAACCAGATCGTGGATGCACTCAACCTGGTGCTCAACCCTGTGTTTATCGGTGGCGGTGACGGCAAGATCGATCTGGATAATCTGGCGATCTATCCTGGCGCTGTGATCGAGTCCGTTGATCCTGATGCAATTAAGCCGCTTGAGATGCCCATGCAGGCACTCGCCGGTATGCAGGACACGGGTAGGCTGCAGGCCCACTACATGGATGGCACGTTTAGTCACAAGAGTTTCGGGGCTAATGTAGAGCGGCGCACGGCTACTGAGGTGGCTACCAGTGCGGCCATGATGAGTGCTGTGATCAACATGCTGGTGCGTAAACTGGAAGAGGAAGACCTCGAGCCGCTGTTAGCGTTCTTCGATGAACTTGAGCAGCAGTATTACAACCAGACCAGTCCTCAGTCCACGCGCATGGACGTTGGGGACGACACAAAATTCCAGGAGGTTAGCCCTGAGGTTATCTACCAGGACTATCGCTGGCGTGCGATGGGGTCGGGCTTCACTCACCTGGAAGAGATGAGGCAGCAGAAGAT